AGGCCCCGCGCGGCCACGCCGACGAGCCGCGCCGCTTTCGGCTTGCGCGGCATTACGCGATGCGAAGCAACGCGTTGCTGGCGTCGTTCGTCGGCATCGTCAGTGTGAACGTCCCGGCCGTCACGGTCTGCGATCCGAACGTATGCACCGAGCACGCGAGCTTCGATGTCGAGGCGTCGTTGTAGATGAGCACCGCATCGAACGCCGTCGAGAGCGTGACGGTCGTGTAGACGATAGACGCCGAGGGGGTCCAGTACGCCGTCGTGCCCGAAGTCGTCGGCGCCGTGGCGTTCGTCACCGCGACGCCGCCCGCCGTGTAGTTCGTGCCGGAGACTTCGCCGGTCGAGTTGTACACGGTGTCACCCGCGCCGCGCGAGGCTGACGCGAGATAGAGCGCCGCCTTGAACGTGTCCTTTGTGGTCACGGTGCGGACGGCGTTGGCGCCCTGCGCCCCGAACGCGTGCGAGCCGTTCATCAGCTCTTGCTTGAACGACGTACACATGGCCTGTGAATTTGCGTACAGGCGGTCCCATCCATCGAGAAAGCGAGCACTGATCGAAACGAGCGTTTTCATGTATGAGTCCTCAGCTAACCAGTACTACCAACGATGCACTCCGCGATCACGGAGGCTTCTTTTAAGATGACGTGCGCGCTCCGCTTGACGAGTTCGTCCCCAAGCCGCCATTCGATCTCGATGACGTATTCCGACGGCGTCTCTCGAAAATTCATCGTCCGCGCGAGCGTGGATTCGTCGAGCGGCCCGTGTGTCGTATGAATCAAACTCACATCAACTGCCCGCCGGGAGCCACGGGCGCCTGCGCGCCACTCCCCTGCATCCCGCCCGTCGCTTCCGTGGGATGCTTGTTGATTTTCTTCGCTTCAGCGGACGCGCCGCCGTGCTCCGTCTCGTTCGCCGCTTCCGCGTCCTGCGCCGCCTGAAGCTGTTCGGCCTGAAGCAAGAACTGCTGAGACGCCAAGATGGCCTCGGGCGAAATCTTCAGGCCGAGTTGCTGCGCGATCTCGACAGTGACGGGGCCTTGCGGCATCACGAAATCTTCCATCTTGATCGCGAGCGTCAGCTTCGGCGGCTCCGGCATCTTCTGCGGCGGCGCCTGCGTCGTCTTTGTCGGGTCCATGTGGAACGTCTTCAAGACCTCGCGCGTGAGTTCCGTCCGGTTCGCCGTCGGCTCGTTCGCGAGGAAGTTGAAGACCTTCAACAGCTGTTCCCGCTGCTGCGCCACGTCGATGTGAAGCTGCGAGTCGGGCTTGATCTTGACGCCGTAGCGCCCGGGGATGTTCGCCTTCGTCCATGGCACGAGCGCCATCGCCTGCGGGTTCTGTTGGACCTGTGCGGCGACTTCCGGCGGGATGGCTTTCAACCGCTGCGCGTCGGAGCCGACGAGTTCGATGTATTCCTCTTCGTCGGCAAAGAGCTGCATCAGCGCGAAGAACTTCGCGACGACCTTGTTCGCGTACCAACTCAGCACCTTGAGTCGTTCAGACTCAAGCCGCCCCTGCGACGCCGACTGCACCAACTGGAGTTCGGTCGCCGTGCGTGCGGTGTCATTCTGCGCGCCGAGCTGATTCGCGCCGAGGCCCCAAATCCGCTCCAGGTCGCCCTGGATGACATCGTTGAACACGGACGACTCGCGGCCCATCTGCCCCTTTTGAATCGGCCACGTCGCATCCTGCCCCGGTCGATTGAACCCGACCCACGCGCCGAGGATGTTGCGTTCGATCTTCGCGAGCGTGGCGGCGTCGACGGCGGTTACGTCGAACCCGGTCTGCGGCATGTTCCGGTCGCGGAACTGCACCATCTGCGTCCGGCCCTTCGAGAGTTCGTCGGCCGTCGCGCGGGCCATCGAGCAATCCGACTTCGGGCGCCACGTGTCGGACACGTAGCGAATCGTCAGCGGCGCGATGGGGAAGCCGACCATCCCCTCATACTTCTGCGTCGGCGGCGTCGGCGGCTGGCCGGGTTGCGGCATCGGTCGCGGCGCGAGTCGCTGATACGGGCTCTGCTTCGGCTGAATGGGCGTCGTCTCGGGGTCGTCGTCGTAGTACGTGAAGCACCGCACGCACTCGGGATGCTTCTCATCGGCATCAAAGAGGCTCGCGCGGTAGTACACTTCGTAGCCCACGCGCTGCTTGCGCTGCGCGGCTTTCGCGTCCGAGGACAGCGGCGTCAATCGCCGCTCCTCGCGGTCGATGTCCGACCCGCTCTCGTTCTCGTCGGGGAGGTCTTCGAGAAACCGACACCCGAGGAACGCGGCTTTGTCGAAATCGGAACCGGAGAAGTCAGCCGGGACGATGAGGTCTCCGGGCGCGACACGCTCGATGAAGTAGCGCGACGCGATGATGTTAGGCGCCTTCGCCATGATGGGCTTCATCGGCAGTGGCCCGAGCCCGAGCGCCGGCCCAAGTTGATCGGGCGTGGTCGGGGCCGTGAGCTGATGCGTGCCAACAGGCAACGCTCCAAGGTCGGGTTCTTCCCCGATCTGGATGTCGACCGTGCCGTCCTTGACCGCCTCGAACCCAATCTTGACCGCCCCGAATCCGGTCGCACAGATCGTGTCGAAGATGATTTCATGCACCGTCGGGAGCACGTTGACGCCCTGTGGACCGAGCTTCGCGTTGAGCGCGGCGGCGCCGACGATCGCACCGTCCTCTTGTCCCGGTTGCAGCGATTGCAGGAACACGTCGGGCTCGCGCGCAAAGAGCTGTGACTTCTTCTGCTCGATGTAGTAGAAGTCAGTCGGGACGCAGACCTGATCGTCGCCCGTGCGCGATTCGAGGTATTCCGCGTTGTATCGCTCGATGTTCTTTTTCCCCTGTTCGAGCGCGACTTTCGTCGAATCGAGTGCGGCCTTGACGCGACGCCGCCACGCGGCAGACTTCACCGTAGAAAAAGCCGGGAGCTTTTTCTGGGCGGGGGCCGCAGTCGGATCGGTCGCCGGAACAGCGGGCGGCATCATCGGGTCAGCCCTATTCTCGACAAAATTCGCTCATCTCGACCTGAGATTCTCCATCCCGAGCTTGCCCGGCACGGTCTGACTCGCGAGCAATGCCTCTTCGAGCAAGGGATGGAGTTTCTTCTGCTGCTTGAGCAGCTTCGTCGGGCTCGGGCGACTCATGGCGCCATAGCGAAACGCGTCGACCCAGTGGTCATCGCCGCCCGTGTCGATGTCGTCGGGGTCGAGCTTGTCCGACATCTGCGACGGAATCGACCGCCGCCCGTACGTGCAGGACGCGTCGACCGTGACCCACGGCGTGCCGTCGGGCGCGAGCGCGAAGAGTTCGTGACACCGCGCCCATCCGTTCTTGCGGTCATTGTCGCCGCGGCGCATCGGCATCTTGAGACGCGCGAGCGTCTCCGCGACCGACTCCCCGCGCCCGTGGCCGGTCTTCGCCCACATCGAGGGGTCCGCCGCGACGTAGCGCACCGTCGGATGCCCAAGCCCGCGGTTGACCTCATGCCAGCGGTGGGCGACCTGTTCGGCGGTCTGCTGCTGCGATTTCATCTCGCGGGCAATGTGGTAATGCCCGTCCGCGAGGCACGCCCACCAGAGGAGAACGCCGGGGGCGTTATAGCCCCAGTCTTGGCTCCCGAAAAACTCCATCCGCTTGGGAATCCAGAGGTCGATCATGCGACGACCGCCCTTCGCACATGAATCGACTCGTCCCATTCTCCGAAGAACGCGCCGACGAACGCGTACCAATCGCCTTCCGCGAGCTGCTTGTACCGGACGCCGGTCAGCGCCGCGAGGGTCGCGTGATACTCCGGGTCTTGGTACGGGTTGTCGTCGAGGCGCGCCGGGATGTACTGCCACTCCCCGGGCCGGTATTCGGTCCTCAGGCGTGGGAATATGTCGAAATCGGGCGTGTGGTCGATGAACATATCGCGCAGCCAGGGCGCCGATGGCCCGCCGGGATTACTCGTCGGCATGAAGCGCGGTCGCAGGAGCAGGCCCGAGAGCGTCCGGTAGACTTTGCGGGCGCGCGTCTGGAGTTCCGCCAGCGGCGTCACGCCTTCGCGGTCGACCGGATAGCGACTGGCTTCGTCGGGCACGATGGCGCCGTATTCCGTTGAGAGATAGCGCGAGACGCTTTCCGCTTCCGCCATGTGGCCGCAGTCGATCTGCGACCCGTTCGGAAAGATGGCCGTCCGGTTGACGACCCTTCCCCCAAGTAGCGGCAGTTCCCGCTCCATCTCGCGCAAGTGCGTCTTTTCGAGCTGTTCGTTGTTCTCGCGGAGCAACAGCGATAAATGACCGGGCGCCATCAGGGACCGCTTATAGAGCCACCAGCGGGCGCCGTGCGACTTCCCCGGGCCGGCCTGCCCGCCCCACAGGACGTTGCGCGCCGTCGATTCCTCGAACAAACACTGGGACGGGAGCGGGACATTGAGCGCCTGGGGTTTCTTCCCGACGGTGAGCGCGAGCCGGATCTGCCGTTCGTAGCAGTACGGGCAGAGCCAGCAGCGGAGCCCGGCTACGACGCCGATGCGGAGCGGGGCCGCGCACCAGCAGCACGTCGCGACGTGATGCGGTGTCCCGATCGGGTCGTCGCGGAGCGAGGCGTAGGTCATCGATACCCGAAGTACGCGAGGGTGCCGAGAAACGCCATCGCCACCACGCACACGATGAACACCACCACGCCGAGCCAGTTCGCGTCTCGTTCATTCATTTCGGCCCCATCGCCTCGAACAGCGCGCGTGTGTGAAATGGCCCGTGCAGACTCGGCGGCGGGAAATAGGGTGTCGCTCCGAGCTTGTGCCAGTCCGTGCGACCCGTGCGGAAATTCCAGCGGAGCACGTACCGATGCCCCTGGTACCACGCGAGCGCGCCCGGCGCCGTCCCATACGCCCGGAACCACACGACCCTGTCCCATGCGTTCGCCACGATGTCGCCGATGTTCATTTCGGCGCCAGCTCCGCGATGATGGCTTCGAGCTCCTTGACCCTGGCCTCTGCCGCTTCCGCCCGTCGCTTGAACACCCGCACCGTCTGCAGCATCATCCCGTAGCGACTCCACCAGAACTCCGCGCTCACCAGCGCGTTGTCGAACACGAGCCATTCCGGCCGCGCGCTAGTATCCAGTCCCATACCAGCGCCCCGTTTTGCGCATGAGTTCGTCGAGGGTGTAGGTGTTCGCCGTGCCGGGTTCGTCGTCGTCCTCCTGGAAGTGCCCCAACAGCACCAGCACCGCCGCCGCCAGTTCCTTCACGCGCCGCTCTCGATGGCCCACGAGCGCACTCGCTAGGTCCGCTACGCCATCCAGCAGCGATACCTCAACAGGCGTCGCGTAGGCCACCTCTGACGTTTTTGCCGTCTCCCGCCCGTGGCAGGGTGGCATTTTCCTTAAGGATTTCGTAGATTCTCCCCTAGACAAACTACAAGAAAATAGCCCGTTTCCAGCTCGACTATAGCCATTTCGGCCCGTCGTTGGTGGGACTCCTACGCCTACGCCCGCGCCCCTAGGGTCCCCTTCGGGATCGTCCGCCGGATGACGGGGTGGGTCGGCCTGCTCAGCTACTCTTTCGCTCATTCTTCGCTCTTGTCAGTCTAAGCCCTTAGTTATCATCACTTAGCGTGGTTAACATAAGAACCCTTATCAGACACGAGCGTTTTTACTGAATGAAAATGCTAGGTTTCGCTCGGAGGGAGGCTTGACTGGGGCGAAAGGGCGACCTGGACCAGCTCGGCGCTGACGCCAATGTTGATAACCACGCCGGACTGTGTCTTTTCTTCCAATACCCCTAAACCCTTCAAAACATTGACGTAATCGCTCGCTCTGCCATTGCTGTAGACCTTATCCGCCATTTTATTGGCACGTGCGGCGAGATTTTGCTTTGCCAGGTCAACCGTAGAGGTATAGTCGCGAATGACGCGGTGGATGGTCTCGGTCGAGCGGCCAAGTCGTTCAGCGATAACGTTTAGCGACACGTCCTTCGCGCTGAGCGCAAGAATGGTCATGCGGTCAGCGTCGGTCAGTCTCTTGTAGGTGTAGCGTTTGGTATGAAGGGCTTTAGAAGGCTGTTGAGTGATTGCCGTCTGTTGCGCCGAGTTGTGGGTCGTCTCGCTCAGTTCTGGGGCTGGCGCGGTCAGCTCGTGGCTCATACGGGGCTCGTGGGCCGCATCGGGCCGCGCGGCAGTGACCGGAACCCGAGGCGCATGTATTCCAGGGCGGCGTGGCGCTCATCCATCGAGACGATCGCGGCACTTACTTCCTTGCACGAGGGCGTGAAGTCATGAGCCTGGACTGACGTATTCCATCCAGCTCGGGGCGCGCGAGTCCACCAGGATTCACATGGCTTGCTCCTTAAGTCGCTGACTTTGCTAGGCTTTACAGCCATATCAGCGTTCAGCTTACACACAATTGGTTCAGGCGAAGCCCTTTTCGGACACTCACCGGAAAATAAATTGAGAGACGAGTCGATTATCACTTGACAACCTTTTGATGTCCTGTTAGTATCCTGTGTATGGCAACCGGAACACAGGAGCAAAACGCGATGGCAAACGACTATCGACCCTTTGAAACGTGGGCACAGCTACTCGATCACGTTCGTGCGGGGTATCGCCTGCTGTATCAGGCTCCGCTCGACTTTCAGCCCGTCACCGTGACGGCCGTCATTCGGAAGGATGGCAAGCTTCGCGTAGTTGCGCCGTTCTCCGATGCCGACCCGTTCACTGCGGACGCGGGCCACTTGTCGCGATTCCGTCGATCATTCTCGAACCGCGTCACCGCCTAACTCACTCAGCAATCACGCTGGCTCACGAAGGGAGCTGTAAGCAGATGGCAACCAAAGTTTCCAGACTCGTCAACTACGCAACCAAATACGAACTCGTACTCACGAACGGGTCCGCTACCTACCTCGTGGCCTACACCGCGCGCAAGGGCAAGACGGACCTAATCAAAGCCATCCGGGCGCGCGGCGAGTCCATGCTGGCGATCTGCCAGCTCGACGACGAGGCACGGTTCACGTTCACGACGCCACAATCGGCACAGCTCGGAACCGACTGGACCGTACGATTCACCGGACGCACGCAAAAGGACGCGATCTGCACACAGTCCGAACATCGGTACGTCGGCACGGTTGCCGTGGAAATACAGCATCGGTTCAGCCCCGATTCCGTCTCGCCGCTCTACTGTGAACACTGCGGCGCATCCGAAACCGATCACCGGCTCTAGTTTCCGTCCACCGATTCATCACGCTCCCGAAAGGGGTAAGCAGATGGCTAACACAAATTTTTCCGAACTGCTGAAGCAAGCCGTGACCGAGCCGGCGACACTCTCGACAGCGTTTCGCGCGTTTCACAACTACTCACTCGGCAACCAACTGCTCGCGATGTCACAATGTCTCGAACGTGGGATCACTCCTGGCCCGATTGCGACCTTTCCCGCGTGGAAAGATAAAGGCCGGTTTGTGAAGAAAGGCGAGAAGGCGATCACACTGTGCATGCCGATCACGTTCAAGCGGAAGGATGTCCCGGCCGACGATCCAGACGCCCTAGGCGTGACGTTCGTTTACAAGTCGCGATGGTTCGTCCTGGCTCAGACCGATGGCGCCGAGCTGCCTCCCGTCGAAGCGCCCGAATGGACCCTAGACCGCGCGCTGTCGGCTCTCGGAATCGCGCGCGCACCCTTCGACGCGATGAACGGCAACATCCAGGGGTACGCGAACCTGAAAACGCGCACGCTGGCAC